AGTCTAAACTGCCTTTTCGACCGTGCAGGCATCCCCGGAATCCCCCGTTATTTCTTCTTCGGCTTAACAGCCTGAAGGATCTGGCCGCTGGGAGACATCATACCCTTGCGAACCTTAGCAGCACCGCCCTGCGCAAAGCCCTTTTGGCCAGCAGCGCCGAGCCTGCGCGGACGCGGAGTCGGGCCAGTGGTCGGAGTCGGCTCGTATTCCTCGCGATTACCGCGAGCAACTGCCTGACCGGCAGCCTTGATCTGAGCAGCAGTCATACCGCGCGTGTCGGGGTTCTGGCTCAGGCGCTGACCGCGACGCAGCTCTTCATCGCTGGCGCGACGGCCATCAGGTGCAGTTGGGCGGGTGCTAATGCCCTCACGCATCGTGGTGCCACCCTGCTTGCGCTTGATCGGCGACTGACCCTTCCGCTCTTTGCCGGTGCCGCCAATGGCGCGCTTTACGGGCTTGCCGCCGTCCTTGAATGCGCGATACGGGAAGCGCGCTTCCGCATCAGGAACCCATTTGCCAGCGGCCACAGCTTCAGCAGCTTTTCGTTTTGCCGCCAGCGCATTGGCCTGAGCCTGTGCCATAGCCCGCTTCTTAGTTTCGGCAGCCTTTTGATCCTGAGATTTGTAGTAGTCGCTCAGCGAGCCATAGGCCCCCTTAGGTGACTCGCCAGAAAGGCCAAGCGCTGCAACCCCGCGCGCACGACGCGCCTCAGGGGTGTTATATTCAGCACTGTGGATATCGACAGCGGCTGGAGTCTTACGGACCAGACCCACCTTCTGGACCTGAGCATTCTGCACGACAGTGCGACCCGGCGTCTGCACAGGCGGTGCCTTCGCAGCCGGTGCCGGAGCAGCAGCAGCAGGACGCGGCGCAGCACGCGGCGCAGCACGCGGCGCAGCACGCGGCGCAGCACGCGGTGCCGGAGCAGCCGTCTTAGCCGGCGCAGCCTTCGCAGCCGGTGCAGTGCTGGGCATAGTACCAAGGCCAGAAACCTTGATCTCAGACGGTACAGCGGAAGTAGCCGGCTTTTCTGCAGCTTCCGCCTTAGTCACCGAGGCGCGGGGTTGAGCCTTGAGATAGTTCACGCCCTTGGTGCGGCGAGCTTCCTTCAGCGCTGCCTCAGCAGCTTTCTCAGCAGCGCTAGTCTCAGTGCGGTCAGCACCAGTCCATTTCGCCAGATCGTCCTTAGCATCGGCGAGACGCTGATCACGCTTGGCAGCAGCGATCGAGTCGCTCTTGCCCTTCTTCAGTGCCTTTTCATAATCGCTCTGAATATCCGCTACCTTGCGGTTATAGCGTTCATTCTTAGCAGCGTCGCCACCTTCAGCCTTGCGAACGATCTTGCCGCCCGTCTTGAAGGTGCCAGCCTTAATCCGCTCAGCAACACGCTGCTTCGTATAATCCATCGAAGGACCGCCATCCTTCATGATCGGAGTACCCTTGGCGGCAGCACGAGCAGCAGCTTCCTTCATCGGACCCGAAAAGTCCTGATTACGAATTGCACGGGGGTGACCACCTTCAGCCTTCTTTACGACACCCCCGACCTTAAAAGTCGGAATGGGCCGGGCGTTAGCGCGAGCCTGCAGCGCGGTCATAGAGTTCTTTGGCTGCGGCTGAGCCTTAGAGTTCTCGAAGAAATTCTTACCGAATATTGCGCGGGCCTTATCGCGCTGGGTGTCGTTTGCCATACTAACCTCCAAAGAACCCTTGGTTCTGTTTCTGCGCATCTGCTGCAGCTTTCATAACTGCAATCTTTTCCTTTGTCTGCCTGTCTTCTGCATCGCTTTGATATTCGAGCTTTGCCTTTTCCAGTTCGACATTCGCCTTGAGCTGATCGCTAACAGCCTTCTGCTGCACCTTTTCAGCTTCGATCTGAAGCAGAGGATCAGGCTGCGGCTGCTGCTTGTACTGCGGCGCCAGCTGCTGCATTGCCTGCGCAACTGCCATAGCAATCTGATTTTCAATCTCAGGCGGCAGCGGCGTACCCGGAGGCGGCAGCGGCTGGCCAATGATCTGTTGCACCTGAACGCGCATCTTCAGCGCCATGTGCTCGTTGATGTGCGCCTGCAGGTTCGGGTTCTGCTCAGCGATCGGAGCGTGCGCCGCGATGTGCGCATCATGATCCTGATACTCGCCGGCCTTCAGCGGCATCCCCATCATCGCATTCTGGTTCTCAGTCAGCGGATCCAGCGGCACAGGCTGCTGGGCCTGCTTGTTCGGCAGCAGTGCCTCAACGCGCTCAGGATCGATGCCCATTTCGATGTACATCTGACGGAACGCTTCCTGCGTATTGTGCAGCTCAGGCGCCTGCGTCGCGAAGCGCAGCAGAGCTTCAGCACGCATCATACGCTGTGCAGAGCTACTGATGTTCGGATCGCTGACCGGGATGACATCGATGTTATTATCGAAGTCATCACGCATGATCGCCTTCGTGCCACCCCGCACAGGGAAAGGATACGGAGTTTCAGGCAGGTACTTGCCGAACAGGTCGGCGATCAGCTTCAGCTCTTTACCCAGAGATTTGTGCGCACGCTTGAGCGTTGCCGATTGTACCCGTGTCGCTGCTTCCATCAACGCCACAGTAGTACCGACAGGGGCATCCTGCCGCCCGTCACCAACAGCAATCTCAGCCGTGTTGGCCAGATTGCGCGCACCCTCATACGTCTCCTTGAGCAGCTCAAGAGACACACCTGACGGCTCCTTATAGGGCATCGTCATGATGGCATTCTGAATCGGCAGGCCAGCCGTATCGATCTCGCGGAACTCAGTCGGCCCGATGCCGATGTTGTTATCCTCGATACGCATACCCTTGACGCGCAGACCGCCCGGGAAGTTATTCAGTGTGCCAGCGTCAATCAGCTGGCGACGGATCGAAGTCGCCGTCTTCGCCGAGTTACCCAGAATGTGAGCATAGCCCAGACCATAGAACCCAAGGCCCGGAATGAACTTGTAATGCACGAAGTAATCGCGCTTCTGGTACGTTTCGTCGCCCTCATCCCAGTTACGGCGGATCGACAGAACCTTCTTGCTCTGCTCATCAACCGTAACAATGTAAGGCAGCGGAATGCCGTCTTCATTCTCAAAGCCCTTGAGATCCAGATCAGCATAGATTTCGAAGATGTTATATTCGTCAGTGCCCTCAGCGCCCGGCTCAATACCCTGAACCTTGTCTACCTCAGCCTGAATTGGGTCAGCATTGCTCAGGTTCTGCTGCGGGTCACCAACGTCAATCTTACGATACGCGCCGCTCAGCATGGCCAGCTTGAGCTGCTTCTTCGTCATCGGCGTGACGTGCGCAAACCGAGGCGATGTGCTCAGATCCGTCGTATTATACGACGTGATAAAGTTCTTCGGCGTGACAAACCGCGCCACCGGACGGCCCAGAATCGGATCCTGATAGACCTTCTTGAACGTCGATCCGACCAGCGACAGCCACATCAGCATCTGGTCGAATTCTTCGTAGTATTCCGGCGCCAGCTCGGTCAGGTAGAGGTTCATCCATTCCTGAACCCGCGACGCCTGCGCCTCCAGATCCTGATTCGGAACCCCAATGATCTGCGTCTTAACCGGACCAGCCGCCGGCATCAGTTCACCGCGCGCAATCGCCTGCCAGCGGATCACCGCCTCCGCCATCAGCGGATCAAACACGCCGCACGCGCCATTAAACGGTGTCGTGCGGTCCTCAAACGTCAAACCAAGCAGCTCAATCCCGCGTTTCATCGTGGTTTCCCACTCACCGCGTGATTCAAGATCGTCCGCCACACCCGACATCAGCTGTTCGGCGAGGCCAGAAAGATCCATATCCGACAGGTATTCGCACAGATTGTCGTCGTGCTCGTTTACCTCTCCAACATCCTCTTCATTCGGCTCAAAGTCCACCTCAATGGACCCATCTTCGCCCTCACTCATGAGCGCGCCGTCCAACATCTGACCGCCCTCATGAGGAAATTCAAACTCAATGCCAGTCTCAGGCATGGCTTCATTCGGCCCACCAATCCCTTCAAGGGCGGGGCGCAGTAAATCAGCTTCGGTCATCGGTCTACTGGCCATCTTCCGTCCTTATCAGCTAATCCATAG